GCGGCGGATCCGGCGGAATGCCGGCGAAGCACGCACGCCGGCGTAATCAAGGCCCGTGGGGCCGGCAAAGCCGATCCGCCACTGCGTCTGCACCTGTTGGAACAGGTCGAAGGCCGGCACGTTGTCCGGCAGCAGATGGAACTCGGGGGCAACTGGAATGCTGCCTTCAAGCACCAGGCCGAAGGCTGCGAGAGCTGCATCAACGTGCGACGACTCGCCGCCATCTTCATCCCCCGCAGTGAGTTCGCCGCGCGCCATCAGACGCGCGGCTTCCCTCAGTTTTTTTCCTTCCCCTTGGCGCCGCACGCTTCGAGGTAGGCTGCGAATGCAAGGCCGACGATGCCGACCACGTTGAACGCCGCAGCCAGGTTCTCGGGCGAGAAAGGCACTGGCGCACCATCGTCCTGGGTGACGTGGTTCCAGCCCTTGACCACGCGATTCATGACCTCGCCCACCGTGCCATTGGTGGCCGCCTGGTGCAGCTCGTCTGCAGGCAAGCGGTCGCAGACCAGCTCGAAGCTGAAGGGCTGGAACACGCCAGCAGCATTGGCGATGGCGCCCTTGACGGGCACGGTAACGGTGTCGGAAACGGTGAGTTTGAATGCCATGGGGAGCGGGTCTCGGTGGATGTCAGAAGCTGGTGATGACGCGAATTTCGTCGTTGCCCACCAGCGGCGTGCAGCGCATGTCGAAGCTGACCAGGCGCTTGCCGTTGACGTCGGTCTTCTGGGGGTTGATCAACTGCACCGCAGGCAGCCAGATGCCGACCTTGGTGACGTTTGGCACAGTGCCGTGCATCAGGCCGACGGTCTGCAGCGTGCCCAGCTCGACGGCCTGCATGAAGGTGGCTTCTTGCGCAGCGGTCAGGTCGAGCGTGACCTTGCCGCTCACCGAGCGCTGCGTCAGGTCCACGGTCTCGCCGCCCAGCAGCGGCGTGAAGTTGACACTGTTGCCGAGGTCCAGCTCCAGGCCCTGCGACGGGTAGGCCGTGCCGCCAGTGATGGCCGGCGCGGTGGTGGTGACGTGTGTGCCACCGAAGATGACGTCGCCGCTGTTGGCATCCACCACCACCTGCGGGACTTTGAATGCGGTCAGCGTCACCGAAGGATTGGCCGCGGCAGTTGGCGTGCTGTAGATGCCGGTGAACTTGAAGTTAACCTCCGGGCGGCCGCCCGCCTTCATGTTGATCGTCGGATTGCCCCGAACACCGGTGGCCTTGTGCAGCAGGCCGTCGTCATACCAGTAGATGCTGACCGACTCGAAGGCGGTGCTGATGGGCACGTAGTCGACGCGGAAGGTGGCGGTGATGACCTCGGCCATGCCGCAGGCGCGCATCAGTGCGCCCCATGCCGGGGCCGTGGCCACAGTGCCCGCACCGGCCAGCTCGACCGTGAAGGACATTTCGACGTAGCGCGTGCCGAGCAGCTGCTCGCTGGCGCCCAGGTACGGGCGGATCACATCACGGTCGACGTTTTGCGCGTTGATGGGGTTGATGGACAGGCCCGACACCAGCATGGCATTGGCTGCGCCGGTGGGCACAGCGTCGACGCCGTAGGTGGTTTCAATCTTGGCCAGAATGGCGGTGTTGCGGACGATGCGGTTTGCCATGGATTACTCCGGCTGCGGCGCGGGCTTGGCCCACGCCTTGAGGTCGTTGTCCCAGGTCCAGCTGCCGCCGCCCGGGAGGGGTGTGTTCTCGGGGGTCGGGCCGTCCTCGGCCGACAGGTCGTCGTCGGCGTCGTTCATGCGGCCTTCCCCTTGGTCTTGGGCGCGGTGGCCGGCGCGGCGGGCGGCTCAGCAGGCGCCGGGGCTGGGGCCGGTGCTTCGGCCGGAGCGGCGGGCTGCTCGGGGATTTCGGGCAGCTCGGGGAACGGCGGGACGGCGCTGACATCACCGGCCGAGGGTTGCCCCTCGGCGGCAGTGTCAGCATCCGCCGGCTGTGCGGACTCGCGGCGCGCTCGGTTGAATGCTGTCAGTCCCATGGCGATCAGGCGTTCTTGTGCTTGAACGCCACGATGCGGATCTGCTTGTTCTCGTAGACCCGGGTCCAGTTGCCCACCGTCGCAAGTTCGGCGCGCGACGGGAAGGCCGCCGCCGCAGTGCCCGACCACTTGATGCCGCGCGGGTGCAGCAAGAAGCGCTTACGCATCGTCGCCACGGTGTCGCCGGCCAGGATGTCGCGGTCGGTTTCCAGATCATTCGGGCCGATCACGGACTCGGAGAAGCCCAAGGCGCCGTAGCCGAACAAGTATGAGGTGTACGTGCCGGTGGCGACGGGCATGCTGTCGTCGACGATCACGCGGCGACCCATGTAGGTGGGGATGTCGGTCGTGCCGTCCGATGCCTTGACGAACGTGATCAGGTTCTTCTTGGCGAGGTAGGCCTGCGTGGCCGAGTGCATGCCGATCGCTGCCAGTTGGCCGCCAGCGTCGCCCAGCTTCGCCACCGCGTCGATGAAGTTGGTGCCATTGAAGCAGCGCAGGTCTTCAGACCCACCGGCAGACACGTCGTGCACGTTGCCGGTCATGCTCGCTGCGCCCATCGCGCCGCCCAGGATGCCGATCAGCTCCTTCTGGTACTGACGAGCCCAGTAGGTGGCCACCAGCGTGATCACCGCGCCGAACGGGTCAGCGCCCGACATCACGCCGGCCAGGTCATTGACCGCCCACGCGCGGCCACGGCCGATCACAGCGGCGATGTCCTTCGCGGCGCCGATGTTGCCAACGGTCAGCGCGGCGCTGTCGGAGAGGTTCTCGACGTCGCCTGTCAGGTCGTTGAAGAATGGAATGTTCACCGTGCCGCCGCCGTTGGGCAGCACGATGTCGGGCACGTTGGCCACGATGCCCGCCTGCCACAACGCGGAGAGTTCAGCGGTGCGCGCGACGCCGTACTCGGCCCAAACGTCGGGCTTGAGGATGTCAGAGATGAGGGTCTTGGCCATTTCGGGTCCTGTGGTTTATGCGGGTTGCGCTGCCTGCGCTGCGCTTTGCAGCTGTGCGGCAAGTGCCGGGTTTTCGGCCTTCAGCGCGATTTGCTGGGTGATGTTGAAAGTCTTCTTGTCCCAAGGATTCGGGCCTGCGGTCTTGCCCCCGCTGGAGCCCTTGTAGCCACTGCCCTGGCTGCCTTCTCCGGCCGGCCGCACCAGGTGCGGCTTGGTCTTGGCCATCCAGGCCACACCGTCGTCGACAGCGACTTGCCGTCCGGACCCTTGAAGCGCAGTTCGTCGCCTTCCTGCGCAATGCGGCCCGAGATCAGCGCACGCGCGTCCTCGGCATCAATGAAGGGGTGCTTGCCAACCGCTTCCGCAATGGCGCGGTCACGGCGCTCGGCGCTGTACTTGCCGTCGAGTTCTGCCTTCGCTGCCACGGCCTCGTCGCGCTCGCGGGTCACCCGCTTGAGCTGCTGCTCGACCTGCTTGGCGGCATCGGCCATGCCCTTCACATCGATCTTGTCCAGATCCGCATCGGTGTCGACGCCCAGAAGCTCCGACAGACGCTCGATGCGCTTGTCATTCGCCTTGCGGCCTTCGATCGATTCACGCGCAGCGGTGCGGGCCTTGTCCTCGGCCGTGGCGGCCCTGGACTCCAGCGCTTCGGTGTGCGTGGTGATGGCAGCGGTCAGCTCCGACAACGTCGCGTCGTCGAGCGTCTTGCCTTTGAATTTGGACAGATCCATTTCGGTGGTTTCCTTGGGGTTGCACCATCCCGGCATCACGCCGGCGGGCATCGGCTTTGCATCCCGCGCAGCCTTGGGGCGCATGCTGTCCCGTTGGCGCGACAAAGCGCGCCATAGGCTGACGCAAAGCGCCACCACCATCGCGGCCATGACCACTCAGGCCGCCCTCAAACGCTTTGGCTTCTTGGCCGAGGCCCTCAATGGCGAAGGCGGCTTTAAGCCGCAGGTGACGTGGGAGAAGGAGGTCCTCTCGACCACCACGCAGGACGGCCAGCAGCTAACTGCTATCCGGCGCGTGCCGAAGCTGACGGACCCTTGCCACCTGGTGCCACACAAGCGCGAGGGCGTCGAGAACTACGCCGCACGCTGCGCGCTCGCCGTCTACGAGAACCACCTCGCAGATGCCTGCGACCGCTACCTCGCGTTCCTGTCGCGCCGCCGCCCAATGCGCGGCAACGTCGAGGCGCCGCTCGTCAAGCTGCTGATCGAGAACGCGGACATGCGCGGGACCAAGCTCGACGCGTTCTTCTTCGCGCTCGCCTGGCAGCTGAAGGGCCGCGGCTCCATGCTGCTGTTGCTGGACATGCCCAGCGATGGCGCCGACGCGCCAAAGTCGCTCGCAGACCAGATCGAGCGGCGCAAGGTGCCGTTTCTGCGCGCGATCGAGCCCGAGTTGATCGAGTCGTACAGCGTCGACGATGAAAGTGGCCTGTTCACATCCGTGACGATCAAGTGCGTCGAGGAAGTGGATGGCAAGCCAGAGCACTGCCTGCGCACGTGGAATGCAGAGGAATGGCGGGTGAAGCTCGGCGACAGGGTGATTGCCGAAGGCGAGCACCCTTTCAGGCAGTGCCCGTTGCTGGCAGTGACCGAGAGCGGCGGCATGTTCCCCGTCGTGGGCCGCTTCGCGCAGATCGCGGACATGAGCTGCTCGATCTACAACGCGGCGAGCAAGCTCGACGAGTTGCTCAACGCGCAGACCTTCAGCATCCCAACGATGCAGGTGACCGCTGAGCAAGCGGCCAGCTTCGACGCCAACAAAATGGCCGTTGTGCTCGGCGCGCACAACATGCTGATCTACCCCGGCGAGCGCCCCGACTTCATCGCGCCGGATGCCGCGCAGGCCCAGGTGCACCGCGACGTGATCAGCGACAAGCTGGCAGCGATCAAGCGCGTGTCGATGGAGGAATCCACCGCAGATGCCGGCTCAACGACAGAGAGCGGCATCGCGCGGCGCATGCGCTTCGAGCGCCTGAATGCCGACCTCGCCAGCTTCGCCACGCAGATGCAGGGCCTGGAGCAGCGCATGTGGGCCCTGTTCCACCAGGGGCTCGACCTGCCGAACAAAGTTCAGGTCGAGTGGCCCAGCGACTTCAACTTGATCGACACCGCGGTCGAGCTCGACATCCTGGCGCTGTTCCAGTCGACTGGCATGCCCGATGCGGTGCTGCAGGCCAAGCGCGAGACGATCGTCATGGCCGAGTTCGACGCATCAGACGATGACACAAAGGCCGAACTGCAGGCCGCACTCAATGAGTACGCGCAGCAGCAACCCCAAGCGCAGCAGCAACCGCCAACCGCACCGCCCGGCACTGCGCCGGCCACCACGCCATGAGCATCCACACCGCCACCACTGGCGTCAGTCAGGTCAGCGTCGAGGCCAAGGTGATCCGCGCCGATGGCACGGTCGAAGACCTGGGCGTCATCGCCTACTGGCACCGCAATCCCATCAAGCGCCTGCTGTGGCGCATTCGCCGCCTGCTGGCGCGCACCTCGTAATCGGAGCACCCCATGCCCTTCGGAACTAATACTTGCGTCACCACCATTGGCAAGGCCATCGCGGCCAAGCGCCACATTGGCGCAACGCCTGCCCAGGCTGAGCCCAACTACATCGGCATCGGCACAGGCGCCACCACGGCGGCACGCACCGCCGCCGTCGGCGATACCGCCCTGTCCACTGCAGCCGAGTCGCGCGTCGCTGGCACGTCATCCAACGTGACCACCACCACCACGAACGACACCTATCAAACCGTGGGCACCATCACCGCGAGCGCGATCCGTGCAGTGGACGAGGCCGGCACGGTCGATGCGGTAACCGCCGGGCAGATGGACATCAGCGCCACCTTCCCGGTGGTCAACCTGGCCAGCGGCGACAGCCTGCAGCTCACCATGAAGAAGGTCTTCGCGTGACTCCGCAAAAGCTGCGCGCCCTGCAGGCCGAAATCCTGGCCGACGAAGAGTGCAAGC